CCCCGAAGGGGGGCGCCGGGTAAATACGTGTCCCGGTCACGTGTAAAGGACTAGAAACTATGCAAGATACATTCTCCCTCCCTGGACGCACGACTTGGCTCCGTTGTAACGGACAAAAGTCTGACGTGTCCTCAATCGTTGCTAGAACTTATCCGCAGACCAAGGTTGGTCAGCAAAATCCGTTCTGGCGTGATCAAATAGAGAGGCGTCAAAACGCTACTACGCCTTACCAGCGAAGTGGTGTTCGACTTATAGAATGGAAACCGTTTAAGGTTACGCGGCGCCTTACAGGCAAACCGTGTGGCCCAACGGTCTCATCTTCAGCGTTTCTTAACCGTACGTGGGAAGGATCCCACACTAGCTTACCAGCTTTGACGGTTAGTATGTCCGATACTGAGGCTATGAACAAAGCAATCATGCAATTCGTTAGCGACCACGACAGCCAGTCTACATCCCTACTTGGGGGTGTCTACTTGAAAGAGTGGAAGCAGGTACGTAACATGATAAGGAATCCCGCGAAAGCATTGTGGAAGGAAGTCGAACGCTATCATCGCGCGGCGCAACAAGCGTCACGCAGGGCTAAGTCGACTGACGTCCCCACCGTTTTATCCGACCTTTGGCTAGAATATAGCTTTGGTTGGGTTCCCCTTATCTCGGATACCGAAGCGGCGGCGCAAGCTGCAGCTAAGGTCCTTGAGAGGGACTACGGTGTATATGTTATACGCGGTTTTGGCAGACAAGAGAAATCCTCTGAAACGATCCGCACTTGGGCGCCTTCTGGTGCCCTACGTTGTGGAACGCTTCGTGAGGTCCGCAAGAACAGTAATATTGTGGTCATTAAAGGGGGCTTATCGCCCTCCGTATCTGGCCCAACTATGCCTGTTCATGCACTTCAACAATTGGGTTTTACACCCAACTCTTTTGTGCCTACTGTATGGGAAGTTATTCCGTACAGTTTCCTTGCGGATTATTTCATCAATGTTGGTGATGTACTTCGTGCTACGTTTCACTCATGGGGAGATCTGACATGGTCTTCGATGGCGCGAGTTGGTTACTCGCACTTTATATCGTCGATCTTGCCTGTCACCCCCAAGGAGGCCGACTATACTTGGTCGGTCGACCCCGGGAAACTCATGTTAACCGCTCAGTCCTTCGTTAGAACAGCTCCAGACTCTTCCGCGTTCGTGCCCAAGTTGGCATTCACGCTTCCGGGTCAGGCCACACAGTGGCTTAATTTGGCTGCTTTAGCTAGGATGAAAACGGTTCACTAAACTTTAACACTTTTGGAGTTCAAAGCTCATGCCTTTTGCCCCTACCTCACCTATTACGGGTGGTACGCAGACGGGCTTAACAAGCCCAACCTACACGCACGTCGCCGATGTTGCGCCAGATGTCAACGGGAAACAGATTGCTGTTACTGCGTTAGGTGGTACCCAAACGGGTGTCACTGCTCACAGTATCGGTTCTCCATTCACGATGACGGCTATACGTCCTAAGACGATGCGCTTGCTTCCTCAACCTAACCCTACTACGGGTGTGGTGAAGAACGTTCCTAAGAACACTTCGAAGGTGATCACCCGTAAGGGTGTTATCCCGTTGGCCGGCCAAGCGCCAGCCATCATGATCATCACAACTACCATCGACGTCCCAGCTGGGGCGGATACTGCAGACACTTTATCAGTGCGCGCAGCCCTCTCAGCACATGTCGGCTTGCTTAATCAGCAATCCGCGGGCATCGGTGAACTTGTGACTACTGGTATTCTCTAATAGAGTCCAGTCTCGAAGTGTTTCTTTACGTTGGAGGCTATATGGAAGGTTTTTCTGCAGCTCTTTTGACAGCCCTGTCACACGACATCGCTCCGATAATTCCTCGTGATGAGTTTGGGGTAATACCCGATCTCACGATTCTTTCAGCGAAGCAATTCGCGTGCCTAGCATTGCAAGGTAATATTATCCGCAAGTTCGTTCCTGCGGACGGTAATCCCGTTGCTGATGCAAAGGCGATCGAAAAATTCTTAGCCGTTAACGAACGGCAAAGAGTGTTCGATTTTCAAAAAGATACATGGGGAACCCTGGAAAAAACAGTGTACGACCAAATGAAATACGACCTTTTTAGGGCGTTAAATCCAGATGGTTTTAACTATGTTACTCTCGGTCATGCCTTTGAACGGCTTGACACGGGTCCAGGGGCTTCTGTTGACGCATCAGGTACTACTTTCTACCACAAGGTAGGAGCTGGTCCCTTGTCAACTACGAGTGATGGTCTCTACCGGTATTATACCGGGGCTATTGTGGGATCCCGAACTGAACGCGCGGAAACGTGGCGCAGAACATTGGGAGCCCCTTTGGTCAAGGGTAGTAAACTCTCTTGCGTTCCGAAGAATACGGAAGTATCAAGGACCATTTGCACCGAAC